TGATGGTTATTTATCAGAAGTAAACTTTGTAGATGGACAAGCATTAACACCAGCAGACTTTGGTGAAACTAACGCAACTACAGGTTCATGGCAACCTATAGAATATGCAGGTACCTATGGTACTAATGGATTCTATTTAAAAGGTAGAGGAACAGATAACTCTGGTAATGGTAATGACTGGACAGAGAATAATTTTAGCACCAGTGATTCTACTCTAACTACTTATGACATCATGTCAGATGTACCTACACTAACAGATGAGGATACTAGTAACTTTGCTACATTAAATCCCCTGAATGTTAGCTCTGATTTAAGTATTACTCAAGCTAATTTATTAGTGTCTAAAAGCACTAATGCAGGTAGAACTTTATTTGGCACAATAGCAGCTTCATCAGGAAAAGTTTACTGGGAAGTATTATGGAATTCTGTTGGAGCAAACGATGCTGCTAGTACAGGTATATCTATTCCTTCTTTTAGTAATACAGGTGGAATAGGAAGTTCAGGGTCTATAGCATACCTCCAAGATGGAAGAAAACAAGTGGAAGGTTCAGTTTCTGCTTATGGTGATAGAGTTGTAGCAAATGATATTATTGGAGTTGCACTAGATTTAGATGCAGGAACATTGGTGTTTTATAATAATAATGTAAGTCAAGGTACTGCTGCAACAGGCATTACTGGAGAGTATGTAGCAGCCTGTTCTATGTATAATAGTGGTGATGGTTTTTATATTAACTTTGGACAAAGACCTTTTGCTTATACACCACCATCAGGATTTAAAAAACTAAACACATTTAACCTACCTGATAGTAATATTGTAAATGGTAGTGAGCATTTTGTAACAGCATTATATACAGGAAGTGGTGCAGCTAGAAGTATTAATAATACTATTACTGATTCAGGTGGTGTAGAAACTGGAGAAGCTATTAAATTTGGTCCAGATTTTGTATGGTTAAAAAGTAGAAGTACTACTGGAACACATATTTTAAATGATTCAGTTAGAGGGGGAAACAAACAGTTATTTTCTAATTTAACTAGTGCAGAAGCCTCTTCAACTATAAAATTAACAGGTTTTACTTCAACTGGTTTTACATTAGGTGCTGATGATGGCTCTGGTACAGGAGATGCTAATTATAGCGGAACTACTTTTGCAGCATGGAACTGGAAAGCAGGGGGTACAGGAGTATCTAACACAGATGGCTCTATAACATCTACAGTAAGTGCTAATACTACAGCAGGGTTTAGTGTGGTGACTTATACTGGAACAGGAGTGGCAGGAAGTGTAGGTCACGGATTAGGAGTTGTACCAAAGTTATATATAGTTAAACAGAGAACAGATGCTGGTAATAACTGGATAGTTCAAACAACAGCAGTAGATGGAAGTTTAGATTATTTATTTTTAAACACTACAAGTGCTAAAGGGGATAGTGGGGATACCCCGCCCTCCAGCACTGTTTTAAATATTTCTGGTAACAATGATGTTAATGGAAGCGGAGATGGAATAGTTGCCTACTGTTTTGCAGATGTAGAAGGTTATAGTAAGATTGGTAGCTATACAGGTAATGGCTCTGCTGATGGTCCATTTATATACACAGGATTTAGACCAGCTTTTATTCTAATAAAAGGAACAGGAGTTTCTTCTTGGGTAATGATAGATAGTAAACGAGATGGATATAATGTTGTTGAACCCTACGTTCTTTCTGATTCTTCTAATGCAGAAAGTTCAACTTATACTGTTGCTGATTTTCTTTCTAATGGTTTTAAAATGAGAAGTACAGCAGTACATAACTCATCAGGTACAACTTGGATTTACATGGCATTTGCAAGCAATCCATTCAAGAATAGCTTGGCTCGCTGATGCAAACTAAACAAAGACCATCAGCACAGTTATACAGAAGCTACAATGGCATACTTGGGGTAGTTATAGGTTTGTCAGAAAGACGTGAAAAGAATGGAGCAATATTATATAAAGTGAAGTGTATAGATTGTAATGAAATACATTTACGAAATGCTAAACATCTTAAGCAAGGAATGAAATATCAAAAGTGTTCAGAATATAAGCCACCCAATTATGTTGGATTAGAAAAGAATGATGCTCATATTAGAAGGAAGTATGGAATTACTCAAAAACAATATGATGATATGTTAATGCAACAAAATAATGGTTGTGCCATTTGTAGTAGAACTGAAGAGCCTGACGGAAGAAGACTGGCTATAGACCATTGTCATTCAACAGGAAAAGTACGAGGAGTTCTATGTAATAACTGTAATAATGGATTAGGTTCTTTTGGTGACAACATAGAAGGTATGAAAAAAGCAATACAATATTTACAACATTCTTTAGCGAGGTAACAAGAAATGGCTTTTAAATTAAATAATGAAACACTCCCTGTAGACAGGGGATTTACACATAACGAGATACAGTATCCAAGAAACTGGTTACGACTAGCAACACAAGAAGATAAAGACAGACTAGGTATTACATGGGAAGCAGACCCAGTAAGACATGATGATAGATATTACTGGAATGGTGAACTAGATAATCCTAAAGAAATGGAGGATGTCCTAGTTGTAGATAAAGATGGTAACGCAGTATGGGAACAAGAGCTAGATAACTCTAACCCAGAAAAACCATTTATGGTGAATAAGCAACCACTAGTCCAAGAAGTAACACGTGGTCTTAAGTATCAGATGATACAACAAGTAAAGAGTACAGCAGGTAGTCTGTTAAACCAGACAGACTGGTATGTTACTCGTAAGGTAGAAAGAGAGGTAGCAATTCCTGCAGATGTTGTATTACAAAGAGCAGTAGTAGTAGCAGAATCAGAGAGATTAGAAGCTGCAATTACAGCAAGTGTGGATGTTGTAGCACTTATAGAAGTTATGGGAACCCAGTCATGGGGTATCTAACTAAAACGTTATTAGCAGTAACGCTACTCTTTGCCTTTAGTTACACACAGGTATCAGCAGAAACAGACCTTCCTGATATTATGGTAATGACAACAGATGTAGGCACAGTAACGCTAACAGAGAAGTCTTGTTCATTCCCAGTATTACTTAACATGCCTTACGAAGTGATTGCTACAGAGAATGGTAATACGCATACAGGATGCTGGAATACTAGATTAGGGGATACTCATATATATGTAGCTTTTCCTGATGATGTAGAGAACCAAGTGATTCCTATGCCAAAGAAATGGTTTAGTGGTGTAGATGTGGAGGCTCTGTAATGACAATCAAAGAGGAAGGTATTATGTGTAAATGTAAAGAATGTAAATGCAAACCTTGTACCTGTAATAAATAACTTTAAGGATAATAGATGTTTGGTATAACAGCATTTTCAGAAGACACCTATAGTTCATTAGCAAATACGTTTAGTGGAGTAGCCTCTATAACTGGCTCCGCTACTGTTACTGCCACATCATATGGGCAATTTGTTTACGGAAGAGGTGTTATATCTGGTACTGGTAATCTAGTAGCAATAGGTGGATTTACAGCGACAGGTGAAGCAAGTATTACAGGTACTGCTGATTTACACGCTAATACTTCAGTAACTTATTCAGCATCTAGTGCAATTTCAGGCACAGGTGATTTAATAGCTGACGGACACATTCAAGGTAATAATTGGACGGATGTTCCTGTAGGCTCTAACATTTGGTTGCGTATTGGGTAATATTAATAAACTTCAACAGGATAAATTATGAGCAGAACTAAAGTAAGTGAATGGTCAGCAACCGCTGCATCAAATACTGATATAAATGGTATCAATATAAATGAAGGATGTCCGCCCTCAACCCTCAATAATATGGGCAGAGAGCTCATGTCGCAAGTTAAGAAATTTCAGGACGGCTCTAGTCTTGATAGCTTCACTAATGCTGGAACATTAACATCTTCAGGAACGCTGGCAGTAACAGGTAATTTAACACTAGATGCTGCATCAGGAACTTCAGGACAATACTTAACATCTGCTGGTAGTGGGGTAACGCCAACATGGTCTACATTAACTACCTTTGTAAGCGGTATGATTATGTTATGGTCTGGCTCTACAGCCTCCATCCCTGCTGGATGGTTGCTATGTAACGGAACAAGCTCAACACCCGATTTACGAGATAGGTTTGTTGTAGGAGCAGGCTCTACTTATGCAGTAGATGCGACTGGCGGTAGTGCAACTGCTGTAGTTGTCTCTCATTCACATACTGCAACGGTAACGGACCCTGGTCATCTACATGGAATAGCCTACTCTGGGACACTAGGTTTTAGTGCAGGTGGTGGTTATGGTGGTACAGCCTTTGGTGGAGCAGTCAATAAGTCAACTGCATCTGCAACAACAGGAGTTACAGTAGCTAATAGCGACTTTGGTGTTAGTGGTACTAATGCTAACTTACCTCCATACTATGCTCTTTGTTATATCCAAAAAACATAAAAATGAAAATATGTTCTAAATGCAATATTGAAAAGCCAAAAACTGAATTTTATAAAGAAAATAGAAGTAAGCAAGGAGTTCAGTCAATGTGCAAATTATGTTTTAAAAAATGGCAGCAATCTAATCAAGGTAAAATATCAGCAAGAAAAGCTCATTTATCACAAAAATATAATATTAGCTTGCAAGACTATGATGATTTATTATTAATGCAAAATCATTGTTGTGAAATATGTGGCGAAAATGTAGAAAATTGTGAAAAAGGTTCAGGAAACCGTTTAGCTGTTGACCATTGTCATAATACAAATAAAGTTCGTGGATTATTATGTTCGGCTTGTAATATTTTATTAGGCAAAGCAAAAGATAATATTTCAATATTGCAATCAGCAATTAACTATTTAACAATAAAGAGATAATATGCCAACAAAAAGATTACAATTTACAGATTGGTTGCCTGACCAACCATCTAACGCTGGCTCTATTATTGATGCTAAAAATGTCTATCCAGTATCTGTTGGATATGCTCCATTCACTAGTGCTGAAAATTATTCTGGTGCTGCTAGTGAAAACTTAAACTCGGTATTCGTTGCCAGATATGGTGATGATGTTGCGGTATTTGCTGGCGGAGCAACCAAGTTATTTAATCTAAACAATACCACTCTCGCTTTAGCAGATGTATCTAAAGCTGGCGGATATGGTGGAACTGGTATATGGAAATTTGAGCAATTTGGTAAGGTAGTATTAGCAACTAATAACTCTGAAAAGATACAAGCATGGACAGTAGGTGTGTCAACTGTATTCGCAGATGTTGCAGCTGCTGCTCCTATAGCTAAAGACATTGCTATTGTGAGGGATTTTGTATTCGCAGGAAATCTTGCAGGTGGTACAGATACTAACAAGGTGCAATGGTCAGATATTAACGATGAAACAGATTGGACTAGCGGTACTACTTCTCAATCAGATTATCAAATTATAGCCGATGGCGGAAACGTACAAGCTATTACAGGCGGTGAGTTTGGGTTAGTATTCTTACAAAGGGCTGTATTACGAGCTTCCTATGTAGGCTCACCTTTATTCTTCCAGTTTGATACTATATCAAGAGGGCTAGGCTGTTTAGAAGGCAATTCAGTGGCACAGTATGGCTCTGTAAGCTTCTTTCTCTCTGATGATGGATGGTATTCAACAGACGGACAAACTATCACTCCTATAGGCTTGGAGAAAGTAGATAGGTGGTTTTTTGATGATGTCCTTCTAGCAAGTATTAATACTATGAGTGTTGCTGTTGACCCTATTAAAAATTTAGTGGTATGGAACTATGCTAACAATGCTGGAACAAGAAGTTTACTTATCTATAACTGGCAACTCCAGAAATGGACAAGAGGAAGCACTGTTTCAGATGTTGTAGGAACTATTGCAACCACAGGAACAACACTAGAAGGCATTACTAGCGAATCTGATGTAGCAGCAACAGCAACAGTTTCTGGTAAATCTTATACTATTGTCACGCTTAATGACGGTATTGGCGGTGCAACAACCGACTTTACTCTTATCGGTGCAACAGCAAATACTGTAGGTTTAACCTTTACTGCAACAGGCGCAGGTGCTGGAACAGGAACAGCTACCGATATGGCAGCAGCAGTCACAGCAACCACAACACTAGACACATTAGTTGCTTCACTAGACTCAAGACTGTTTGTTGGTGGCAAGATTTTATTTTCTGGAGTCATCACTGATAAGATTGCAATTTTTACTGGCTTACCAATATCACCAGAGATTATTACATCAGATGTGGAGTCAGGATACAACAGTGTCGTAACATTAGCCCGACCACAGATAGATAATGGTAGTGCAGATGTTGCAGTTGCTAGTCGCAGAGAATTAGATGATGTCGTTATATTTAGTGATGATGTTACTACTACATCAGAAGGCAGGGCTAACTTAAGAAGTTATGGCAGATACCATAGAATATCTGTAAAACCTACTGGTAACTGGACAACAGCTATGGCGGTAGATGTAGACTTTAAACCCCAAGGAAATAGGTAATGTTCAGAACTTTACCGTATCAGGGTGGTGAGCCTAGAAATGTATCTGAAGTAGTTAATAACGCAATGAACGGAAAGACTAATAACGTGGGTACAGTAACACTAACAGCCTCTACAACTACCACAACCATTACCGATGAAAGACTAGGTTTTGATAGCGTAATTTTATTATCACCGCTTACGGAAAACGCAGCAGCACAGACACCTTATGTTTCTACTAAAGCAAAAGGTAGTGCGGTTATTACACATACCAGCGTTGTATCTACAGACCTAGATTTTGATTATATTATCGTAGGATAAGTGATAAAATATAGCTTTACCTTGCAGACATAAATTATGAAACTATATATTGTACCAACTAATCATGTACAGCAATATTGGCATCTAGCAGAACCATTATTACAGCTAGCATTAGACAAGGGTAATGGAGAGTTTACTGCTGACCAATTAAAACTATTAGTCATACAAGGACAGCAACAACTGTTGATGTTGATGGATGAAGATAAATGCTATTGTGCCTTTACTGTGCAATGGATTAACTTTCCAAACGAACGAGTAGCTTATATCACTTATATGGGCGGAAGGAATACTAAAGCAGGCTTTGAAGATTTTAAAGTTTGGGTTAAAAATCATGGTGGAAACTGTATTCAAGGTTCTACTAAATACGAAAGTATAGTTAAGTTATTTAACAGGCTATACGGATATGAAAAGAAATATACGTTAATGGAACTTCGGATATAAAATTATAATAACTAATAAGGGAACAACTATGAAATTCTTACCAACCGCTTTTAAAATCTGGTTATTAAAACTACTCTATAAAGACATTGCGTCTTTAGGGTATGGTGGAGATACGGAACTCGCACATATAAATAAATGGGAATCTAATTTACTTATGGCTCATGGTGGTTCTGGGACTCTCAATGCCACAACTGGATTAAGAGAATACAAAGGTGGTAGTCCGCAACAACAAACAACTACATCTGAAATTGACCCAATGCTAAAACCCTATATAAGCTACGGGCTCGATGAAGCGAAAAACTTATACGAAGCAGGTGCTCCTGACTACTATCCTGGTGATACTTACATTCCTGCGTCATCTACTACTACATCTGCATTAGATGCTATTCAGTCAAGGGCATTGGGTGGAAATCCATTACTACCTGCAGCTCAAGCTCAACAATTAGGCTCTATACAAGGTGACTATTTATCAGCAGGTAATCCTTATTTTTCATCTATGATGTCATCAGCAGCAAAGCCAGTCATATCAGAATATAACAAAGCCACACAAAACCTTAATAGCACTGCATCACAAGCAGGAAGATATGGCTCAAATGCTCAAGCACAAATGCAATCAGATGCTACGACTAACCTAGCAGACGCATTAAGCCGACAAGGAGCTCAATTAGCATACCAAAACTACGGTCAAGAAAGGGGATTTCAAAACCAAGCAGTCGCTAACGCTCCACAATTAGCACAAGCTGATTACGGTGATATACAACAATTAATGAATGTTGGTAAAGTACAAGAGGACTATTCAAGACAAGCACTAGACTCTGATATTAACAGGTATCAGTATGGTGCTAACGCTCCACAACAACAGTTAGGTAGCTATTTAAGTGCAGCCTATGGTGCTCCTGCTCCTATTAACAGTACGACTACCACTTCAGGAGGTGGAAAGTAATGGCTTTTCAATTTGCAATTCCCATAGCAACTACTATTGGTGGTTATGCTATAGATAAAATGATGGGCGGTAGTGGAATGACTGGTGCAGGTGTTGGTCTTTCTGCTGGCACAATGGGTGCTGATGGTGGCAAAGGTGCTGCAACAGGAGCAGCAACTACTGCTGGGGGTACAACACCAGCATTATTAGCGTCAACAAATGCGGCAGGACAAGCAACATATGGAGGAGCAGTATTGCCTGGAGCCTTCGATGCGTTATCATTAGGCGCAGGAGGTTATGATGCAACTGCTGGATTAAACTCTTTAAACGCTGGTTCTAATCTTATGAGTGCAGGGAATAATGTTGCTTCAGCATCTAACGCATTTACGTTACCGAGCGAAGTTAGCAATGTATTTGATACAGGCAAAGAATACGCTGGCAAAGCATATGATTATGTAGCTGAAGGTTTAGATGGTATGTCTTTTTCAGACAAATTAAATGCAGGAGCAATGGGGTATCAAGCATTAGGGCAATCAGACCCAGCTATGCAAAGAGTAACTAATGGTGAAATGCTACAGTCACAATATCAAAAGCCTACTGATGGATTATTAGATATATCAGTTTCAGAACCAAGTGGTTCTACAATGACACGAAATGAATTAACTCCAGAACAATTAGCAATGTTAGGTTTATTATAAGGAAAAATTATGGCATTTAACCCACTAGATTACTTAAAAGATTTAGTACCGCAAAATACGAATATGTTTGGAGCATCCCCTAACGCTAATTTAAAACAAATGGCAGAAATGGGATTGTTAGGCGACATGGATTACACAGATATGTTGAAAAAAGCAAATAAACAGTCTATATTTCAAGGTCTATTAAACACTGGGTTAAGCTATGCAGCACAACCTAAAAATCAAGGCTACGGAAGTATATTTCCTTATTTAGCAAAAGCTGGATTAGCTGGTGTACAAGCAGCTCAAAGTCCTTACGACCAACTTACTCAAAATGCAATGACTTCCGCTAAATTACAGGAAATGAAACGAGCTAAAGATAAAGAGGCCTTAAAAGATAAATTCCTGTCTACATGGGGTCAAGATAATACAGGTAATATGAGGGTAAATGGAGACCAAATGGTTAATGTTGCTTCACAAGGATATGCAACAGGACAAGATTATGGTGTTGGCTCTAGCTTAATGGGAGCAAGAAATGCTCCAAACCCAATGAATATTGTTTCACCAAATTTTAATACTAATCAATCATCTATTCAATCATTACTAGACAATCAATTATTAGGGACAGACCCAGAAAGTTTCTTATTAGACAATAATAATTTAGAACAACAAATGGTAGGTAGCTTTGACTCTATGAAAGCTATAGATGATGCAGTAGCTAACGGAGCATTAGAATTAAAAGATGCTTTAGCTATGAAGGCTAGTATTGCTACATCTAAAGCAGATGAAGTTATGGCAGTAGACACAGATAAAGATGTTATAAGCAAATCTACTGGTAATATAATTCGAGAAGGAAAAAACAACAAATCACAAGTTTTATCTGAAGCTGGATTACAAAATTTTGAAAAAAATCAAGGATATGAAAAAGGATTTTATCCTAGAGCTGACGCAAATGGAAATCCATACATTTATCAATTTAACAAAGATGGAAAACTTGATGTTACCGACATAGGTGGAAATAAAGGATTTTCATTTACTTTAAACGACAAAAAAGACCAAGGTTTAAGTGAGGTGGCAATAAAAGATTTAGTTTCTTTAAGAGATGACCATACCAGAGCAAGAAAAAATCTCCCTAAAATTGATGGTATTGTTACTGCTTTAATTAAAGATAAAATGGGGTTAGATGCAGGAGTTTATACTGGAGCTTTTGCTAATTTCAAACTAGAGGCAGACAAATTTCAAGCTGCCGTTAGAAACATTAAAGAAAAAAATCCTACTATTCCAAATACAGAAATATTAGACATGGCGTTAAATTCTGATGTGTTTCCTCTTATTAAAGAGCTAGGCATTGGAGCTAAAGGGATGGATACTCCAACAGAAAGAGAGTTCTTAATTCAATCTATGGTTGGTTCAAAAACAATGTCATCCGAGGCTTTATTGCAGGCAACATTAACTAGAAGAGGTAGGCTTATAAGCACCGCTAGAGAATTTAATGAAAGTTCAGGTAGTGATTTATATCAAAGGGCAACTAAACAAGGAGTTAGAGGTTTAGATAAAAAATATCAAATGAGTGAGGAAATGTTGCGTGGCCCATTAATTGATGTTTCAACATATAACGGTGAAAAAGTAGAATTTAATGGCAAGAAAATTTATAAATATGCTGACGGAACAATGGTTTGGGCGGAAACAGGCGAAATAGCATATAAACCAAAAGGATATTAACATGGGATTACCACTTTTATCAGATGAAGAAGCAGGCAAGTTAATACCTTATGACATAAATATAGATGTTAATGAAGCACAAGCTAACCTAGTCAAAGAAAAACTATATCCAACAGATGGTGCTACAGCAGAAACTACCAATAATTCCAATTTACTAAACGCTAATGATTTACTAAATTTAAAGTCTGACTCACCTCAAGATGAAGAAAGAATAGTAGAGCCTTGGATGAAAAAGTTACCAAGTGAAGAATATTCTCCATTAGAAAGTGCTGGATATGGAGCAATAAACTTTTTACCTTCTGCAGGTAATGCCGCAGCTAATTTGGCTGTTGCTGCTTACAATCCAGTTGATACTATGAGTGGTATAATTGATTTAATAGGTGGTTATGCGAACAAAGCATTACCAGAAGCATTTATAGAAAAACAAAATCAAAAACTTAAATCTGAAGCAGAAAATATTTTTAAAAAAAGAGATT